CGGGATTGAAACTGGTTCTCATTTCCTAACCTTTAAGTTAGTCAGCCCTACTGATTTTGATGAGACCGTCGAGTTTCAGATATGGCAATAGCCATCTCCATACTCGGGCGGTAGGAATTCCATAAACAAGGTATTCCATTGCGGCGATGTCGTTGGCGTAGGTGGTCCGAACGGCAGCATAAGTTTGTTGTGTGACGCGAAGTCGATCGATTGCGTCTTCTGGGTCAAAGCCTTCAATGAGTGCGAATGCAATTTCATAGCAAGCCCACTCGATTTCTTGTGGCGGAACAGTATCCTTTCCACGCGGGAATTCCAGTTCCTGCGTCGCGTCGGCGGCGATCACCTCGTCCCGACTTGGAGGAGTGTCGAGGATCTTTTCTTCGATCTCAGTGTCTGTGTCGTACTCGTACATGATAGACCAGACGGCGTGTTTCACACCACGATAGCTCAATGAGTCAATCAGTCTGGTAGCTTCGAGCAAGGCTTTCGGACGATCTGCTGGCGCAGAATTAGCCCACGAATCCGAATGGAGTCGATTGGCAAAGTACGAGTTAGCGCCAGCAAGAGTTCCGTAGTAAGCCATGGGTCACCTTATAGGGGCATCGGAGGAATTGGGTAGCAGCAGCCGTTGATGGCGGCCGTCCCGCCTTCTTTCTTCGCTTTCGAGTAGGGCGATTCAATCTTCTTCACGGGAAGATTCACTGGCTGGCCATCTGGCTTTGCGCCACCTTTTTGATTGACCGGGCCCTTGCCATTCGTGGTTGCGACCATTATCTGTCTCCTTTATCGAGGTTTTTACCTTTGCCTCGCACGGGTTCGTTCTTGTCATCACTCAAAGTGGTGTCATTTGCTTCTTCACGCTCATCTTCACCAGAGTCAGGGTCATCATCAAGATCCGGAACTCCTCTGGCGGCCATGTTCGGGGCTGGTTTGGCGGCAGCTTGCGCTTTTGCTACTGCCTCCGCTCTCGCAATGTGATCTTTCCTGGCCTGCAAGTATTCGTTATCATCGAAGCCCATGGCAATGGAAGCAGTCTTTTCGCCACACAAGCCGGACTCTACCGCCGAACGAATTGTCTCTGGGTCAGACGTTGCGTACCCGGCGTCGTCAATTTGCCTGTAGATTTTATCAAGAGTGGCGTTGTTGACTTTTCCAGCCAGAAGAGAAGCGACGATCGCTTTCGCGATTTCCTTCTTGACTTCCTTACCCGGCACAGTGAACATCAGCTTCGCGAGTTCGCTGGCTTCTTTGATCCGGTCTTCGTCGTTCTTCAGACTGTACCGATCCGGGTATTTGATTGTGGCAACTTTTCGTTGCTCTGGATCTTTGTTCTCGTATGCGGCCCAGTGGGCAGCGATCTCTCGCTCTGCGCTTTCCAACACAAGGCCGATGTAGGACAGACCAGCTTCCAGTCCCTGGTCCGACAGCTTCATGGCTTCGGCCGAGATAGCCCTCTGTCCAGTTTTGTTCTGGACTTCAAGATTCACCAGTTTACGAATCTCATCCTCAAGGGCTTCACGAAGTTTCATGGACGCTTCCAGCGGTTCAGAACTGGGATTGATGAACCCTGGAGGGTTGGCTTTAAGGTCGTAGAACCGGCCATGGGAAATGCCCATACGCTGTTCTGTGCCGACTTCGCTATTGTCTGATGTATTGGAGGTGCCGTCGTCATCGACGGACCCGATCTTCAAGTGGCTGCCCACCGCCCTGACATCACGCTGTTCGATGTAAATTGGAAAGTTTGCTTTGATAGCATACGACACGTCGGCCGACACCAAATTCAGCAACGCGACCTGATGCTTGTACACGTCCTTGAGAATACTTCCACCGATAGAAAGCATCGTGAATGGAATTCTCTCAAGTTCGAGTCGGATTACGCCTGCATCAGATTCAACATTTCCATTGAACGTTTCGCGATCCATGATGATGCCGCCGCGAAGATTGATGAGGTTGTCATTCTCATCAAACATCCGCATCTTTACTGTCCGGTCAAACGGGTCGATCCAAATGAACCGATATCGATTGAAGCCGCCGCTCGGAAGGTAGGCGCCGTTGGCAAATCCCTGGTTGTAGTCTACGCCGCGATCTCGAAGCAACACAGCAGTGAAATTGCCCGGCTCTTCCGGCTTGGCGACGGCCCACGAGAGAATGTCTTCAACAGCATACTTGTAGCAGTACGGGCGCGCATTCCCTTCATCGGCCATAGTCCTCAGACCAGCCAACTCAGGCATGTCGATATAGACACCGGAACGGCCCATCACAAGCAATTCGGTGAGCACCTCGATGCCAAGGAACGATTGCATCGATGCACCTTTGTTATCCACTCCGCCGATTTCACCGGCTGCGGCACGCATGTAATTCTCGCTGCCGCCTCGACGAGTAACGTCACGAAGCCGCTGGAAAATTGAATTGCGAATATCATTCACGGCTGCCTTGGCATGGGCCGGAATGGGAGTGTAGAACTTACGAGTGTTGAAATCAGCGTTGCTTTCTCGGTTGCTGAATTTCCTCAAGTTCCGTCGAACGAAGTTCGGACCGCCATTATAGGTGTCACGCCAATCGAACCAGTACATCTCGTCTTCGAGATAGTCTGGGTGTCGAATAGCCGTAAGGAACTTAGCGTCGCGAGCCATATTAGATTACCTTGTCCGTTACATCCCCGCCAGATACGATACCAGCGGCCAGAGGTAGAGCGATTTCAGCGTAATTCAAAGCGTGTGCAAAGTGGTCTGGCCCTGTGCTCAGATAGACAGCTTTTGAATTTCCTTGGTCGTCTTTTTCGTACGTCCTTACCAACGCTTTGATGTGATCTTTGAATTCCAGTGACGTGTCGGCTGGCAGGTGGATGCGGTCTGAATGAAACCGACCCATTGAGGCATCAAGCCAGTTCGTCCTATCAACTGTTACGATAGGTGCACTGCCATCTTCCTCAGACAATTGTATTTCCTTGCCTGTGACACCTCTTCTGTACCGACAAAGATACACGTAACCGGGAAATCTACGGGCAAATCTACGAGCATCATTGATTTGTGGGTCAGCGTCAATGACACACGCTCGAACTTGCCACTCCCGCATAAGCGGGTCCAAAGTTTTGAAGTCGTCTCCGGGCAATTTTCCTTCCCACAGCAACTTTGCGTGGGCTGATGCGTTCAAATCAATTCCATTTCCAGCCAGCAGAAACTCAAGAACAACCACGTTGTTCATTTTGCCCTGGTCGACGCCCATAACGATAAGCCGGTCGGTGCCGATATTCGGGCGCTGTTTCTCTTTGAAATAGTTCCTTATGGCGTGTTCAAGCTCTCCATCAGTTACTTGCCCTCCGTCCGGAATATAAGGAAGGCCCTGCTTCGAGTTGAAAAATTCAACCATGGCGGCTTCATCGCCGACTCCCCGAAAATATGCCAACGCCAAATCAGCGGGCGTGACAGTGTAGGAGTACATCTGGTTGACGTAGAAGCTTCTGTGGTCTTCATCGACATGCACAGTTGGTTCCCAGAACGCATTTGCCAGGAACGTAGGCTTCTCTTCGTGCTTTATCTCTTGCTTGCATTCCTTGCACTTCAAGAATGATCGTCGGACATCCGGGTCAGTGATTGACTCTCCGCATACCTCCAGGCAGTCTGGAAAAATCAACTCTGTCGAACGGCCACATCGAGGACACTTGAAGTAAAAGTGTTCCTGCGTTCCTTGCAGGTACAGTTTGTGAATTCCGAATTGCGGAATAGTTGGTGTGCTCAGCGAGAACACAAACTTGTGCAACTGACCTGACAGACGTTCAAGAGCAAGCCAAATAGCTCGCTGATCCATTTCGTCTGCTTCGTCAAGTACCAGAACTGAAACTGGAATTGACTTCAGGTTCGAGTCGCCGCGTGATCCGCGAATATACAGGTTGACTCCGCCAGCCTGTTTCAGTCCCACCGTATTGGTGTCAGTGAATAACTCTTTGAGGTAGTCACTGTGCAGCAACGCAGTATTGAAACGTGATTTGCTAAAGTCGCTCGCATTCAACTGTGTGGGCAGAACATACAAAACATCTCGTTTCTTGATGTCTACCGTAAAGAATGCCACATTGATGGCGACTTCTGTCAGCCCCATTTGGGCTGCCTTCATTATCGTGTTGAAAGACGCGGACGAGTCATGTACTTCTTTGCACCATGGGTGGTACTTGAAGCTATACGGTCCGGGAAAGGGCTCGCCCATTATGCGGCGATGTTGAACCCAACGACTGCATGTATTCAGGGTGCGCGATACCAGTCCCTGGTGGAGCACATCGCCAAAATCAGTAAGCAGTCCCATGCGTCTCTCGTGGTTCAGTCCAACGTTGGTTCGGATTCCAGCTTACCATCGTGAACAAGCAGGTCCAACGTTGGCTCGGATTCCAGCTTACCATCGTGAACAAGCAGGTCCAACTTTGG